ATTGTACAGCTTTTGTCTAGGACTATTTTTGATTTGACATTTGTAAGCGTACAATATCTTCTTTAGTGTCCAGCTCTTTTTCTTTTAGTTCTAGTTTTGCGTATTCAACTAACTTTTCAAAGTCATCCATAGGCATAGTTTTAGCCATAGCTGCTATGCGTTTGGTTTCTTCTTCTACTGGTAGGAGTTGAGTTTCTACATTATTCTGCTGGATACGAGATACAGTCTCAGCAGTAGTAGCTTGAATGGACTCTAATTGAGCTTGTGCTGTAGCCATTTGTAGCTGTTGTGCCATCTGCTGTGCTTGTTGTTGCTCAGGATTAGGCTGATTAACCTGACGTAATTGAGCAATAATAGCTTCACGATTAGACAAGCCCATGTTATCCACAATAGACTCTACCAACATTGGGTACATTGGAGACTCTGGTGACATAGTTTGTAGTAGTTGTACTAACTGTGTTACCTCGTACTCACGAGCAACAATACCTAGAGAGCTAGTAGCTACAAACTTATAATCCTTAACTGGGTAAAGTTCTGGTACAAACTGCATATAGCGACAAGCAGCCTTCTCGACAAAAGGAATAAGAAAGTTTTCTTGGAAGTTAATCAATGTACGCTTATGGCGTTTAATAATTGCACCTAGAGCCATTGAGGTACCAGCTGCTGTGCCTTCACCATTAATAGATGCAGGAATACCAGCACTATCAATAGCTCCTGTAGCCTGTTGTACCATCGCTTGCAACTGTCCAGCTTGAGCAAAGGTTACTTGATCTATTGCGCCAAACTTAAATGGTTGTAAGACTTCAGAAGGATTACCATTAGTAAGAATAGTCTTACCAGCACGTACATCTAACTTAGCACCACGAGGCATACGAGAAGCATCTACAGCCATCATAGGATGCACTGTAAGAGCTAAAGCATCAATACGTGCGCGTAGCTCAGTGTCTAGTGCCTTCTGACTGTTATACGCCTTCTCACAGATTCCACGACCCCAAAACTTAAATGGTACTAGATCCCAAGAGAAAGCAACCACTGGGCGGTCTTTCTTCATGTAAGGATTTAGCTCTACTTTAAGAATTGTAGAACCATTAGCAATAACCATAATTACCTCTGTGTAACTCTGGTCTTTATCTGCTGGTACAATATCTTCTACTTCGCCATCTTCAGTTATGTTGCTTAGTAGGTGAGTAGGAACTAGCCCATAGTATTTAGTAAGACGTACCATATCGTCATTGAACAGAGTAGTAATCTTACTCGCATCTTCTAGCTCTGGATCATACACATCTGTATGTACTTCTACGTCCTCGTAGATTCCTGAGTCTTGACCTTGCTTAATCTGATGGTAAGGAACCATCTTATCAATAGCTACACCTACAGCGTCATCAATATTAGTAGCTAGTGGATCAATCAAGAAGTTCTGAGGCATAATTGGGTCTAGTCGTACTAGAAAGCGATCTTGCTCCATAACGCCTACAGCAGTCATATCCATCTCAGGAGCAGGTTGGGTAGCAGGTCTTAGCTCTTTAACTTCCTCTAATACTAGCTCACCTATACCTGTACCAAATACAGCAGCATTAATAAGACACTCAGCTACACTACTACGAGTCTTAGCAAAGTGCATGTCTTCTTCTAGCTGATTTCTTAGGAAGGATATGTCATTTGGATTAGGATCTTGTAAGTCATCTTTAATATCAAAGAACTTACCACGTCCAAATGTAGCTTCCTCAATCTCTGCTACTGAGGACTCTACTGCTTGTTGAGTAGCAGGTGAGATAAGACGAGAACGCTCAGAGTCACGCATAGTATCTGACTTATCCCAAATACCACGCCAGATACGATAGTATTCATCGTGAACTTCAGCATAGTTGCTTTCGTAGTGATCACGCCACTGCTCACATTTGTTAATTACCCAAGACTCTAAAGTCTGGCTATGTATATTGTCATCATCATCAATCATAGATTTAGTATCCTGCTATTGGGTCTAATACTTCAAAAGAGTCCTGCTCATAATCATAAAAATATGACACATTGGCTAACTGGTCTATGTAAGCCAGAGAGTCAATTAAGTCATCATGTACTTGTGTATTTGGGAACTGAAACAATTCGTCTAAGAACTCTGCGTTCCATTCACCTTCGTTAATAGTTATAGCACCATGTTCAAATCTACCTTGCAGTGCTGCTACTATTCTGTCGGTCTTTTTCTTGTTGCCATGTGTTAGTTCTTCTATACGGAAGAACTTATTACGTTGCTTCATCATATCTGCTAAAGGAGACATAATTGCTTGTCTTGATATGCCTTTCTCAATACCTACAGCAGCAGGTTGATAATGCTCTACTGCATCAAATATCTTTCTTGCTGTTTCTTCAAACGTCCAGCGACCATAGATAATATTATCTACGTACCAACCATTCTCACTAACTTTTACACAAGATATAGACGTATTATCTAGTCTACTTTTCTTCTTGCGCTTGTTTGCATCCTCAAAACCAGCCATATCAATAGCTAAGTAGTAGTTACCCATCTCTGGCTCATCGCTACTAACCTTAATCCATTCTTCCTTAAATATGTCTGAGCCTTGTGCTTCAAAGGAAGCCATAAACTCTTGTCTAAATGCAAAGCTAGACATTGACTTCTTAGCTACATCTATTTCTTCTGGGTCTAGTAATGGGTTGTCATATGACGTGAAGTGCCAGCCATGATACGTATCATCTTCTTCTATAGTTGCGTAGGTGTATAACTCATAGAAGTGGTTACGTCCCATTGGCGTACCTATAAATAGCGCGCCACCTTTTTGGTCAGCCAATGCTGGTCTTAGGATTTGCTCCCAGACTTCAGGTTTCATGTCTGCGTACTCATCCATTACTAGATACTTTAGTGACACACCACGCATAGTCTCTGGTCTGTCAGCACCTTTCAATGATATAGTTGCACCATTGATAAGTGTTATTTGTAGATTGTTAATGTGACTACTCTTAATAACAGGATGACCTACCTCTAGTAGGCTTTGCCACATAATGTCACGAGCCTGTCCTTGTGTTGGTGCTACATAAAACACATGACCAGCTTTAACTTGTAGTCCGTAAAAAATTAGTAGATATGCAGCTAAACGAGACTTACCAGTACGTCTACCTGCTGCTACTACTTTGAATCTAGCATCACTATCCCATACGCTTTGTTGCCAAGGTAGTAATTTAATATTTAGATCAGTACCCAATCTTAAATTCGCTTTCTGGTCTTAGAAAACTTAAATCCTTAGCTAAGTCAGAAAAAGGACTCATTTGTTGTTGATCCTGATACAACTGTCCTACTGATGGAATTGGGTCTGTTAGTAAGTTTGCATACACATCAGCAAAATTGCTCATTTCTTCTTCTTCTTCCTCATATTCTAAGAAAGGATCTGTAATGTTTTCAATAGTGTTGTCTACTCTATCTAGTCTATCGTCTAGCTTATCTTTAGCAAAGTTGTAGACTCCAGACAATAAACCATCATCTTTTATGTTCTCATATAGATTCATAGGATTTTCAAACTTCTTTTCAATCCTACTCTTTAAGTAACCTGTTAATAAATCTGGTAACATTACTCCTGCTCCTCAACTGGATTTAAGTTTACAAACTCACCATCAATGGCTTCGTCCTGATCTCCAATGATAGTGGTGTCTCCACCTACGCCAGTAATAGTGATATTTACGGCAGCCTTGCCACCTGTGTTCTTAGCCTCATCAAAATAAGACAGTGGCATAATCCTATCCACTACTAGCTTCCACGCTGCCGCCTGATTCTTGTGGTCATCATCTAAGGCTGCATTAAGGATACTATCCATAACCTTGCGAGACTTAGGACTAGCAAGCAAGCGAGCTTTGTATTCACGAATAGCATCAGCATCACCTTTAGGTCTACCTACAGCTTTACGATTGCCAGCCTTCTTTGCTTCTACATCACTCTTACGAGGTCTGCCTACACGTCTTTTTTGTTCAGCCACTAGTAAGTCCACATAACAGGAGGAGCATCACGAGTATCAACATGAACAAAGCCTTTAGCTACACCGATACCATTAAAACCTAGTTTTATTGCTTCACGCACAATAATCATACGCTCAGTGCCGTTTCTAACTCGTATATCAGCAGCTATACCTTCTGTATGAGTACCACCACCATTAGGCTTATCTACTTCCGCACTATGGATAGGAGAGCGATAACCAGACGTAATAACAAAAGCAAAGTCACAAACCTCTCTGAGTTCATCTAACTTATCTAAGAAGTCGTGATCCATTTGATTTTGACCTGTTTCCTTACAGTCAAACTCTTTTATAGTAAAGTATCTCATTACTTCCTTTTCATCATATTCTTAATAGATTGGATACCAAAGGATGCAGCAAACACTACACCAACTGCTGTCTTGTAAAAGTCAGGCATTTGCTCTAGTGCAGCAAAGCCTTTCATTACTACATCTTCGTGACCTGTAAATGCTAGGATAAGTGGTATGGATACTAGGATAGTTAGCCATTCATCCTTCCAAGACTTGTTACTAGCTTCTGCCATAGCCTGATTCCACTCAAGCTCACCTGTGGCTACTTTCTCCATTACTGCTGCTTTGGCTCTAGTAGTAGCTAGTTTAGCCTCTGAGTTAATCTTAGCGGCTTCTGCTTTACCTGACACCCAAGTAGTTGCTACCTGAGCTACTGCTGATATGATTGGTATCATTAGTGACTTCTTTCTTTATGTTCTTTTACTTTTTCTTCAAGCAGTGTTAAGCGACCAATAGTTTCCATGTGCTTCATCATAAATTCTTCACGAATAACTTGACGTTGAAAAGCATTGTCTGGGCTAGGTACTACCTGACCATCTGGACTAATTAACTGCATCATCTTACTTTCTACTTGATACATACGATTCTCAATACCATTAATACTGGTAATAAGAAAGCCAATAGCTGCTAACAATACTGGTATCAGCGAAGTTATAACAGCTTGCATGTTCACAGTTCAAAGAATCTCTTTTCTATGATGTATGCTTCTGGTATACGAATAACTTTTTCAAAACAATCGAAACCTTCTTCGCCATTTGTAGTGTTGTAGTCTCTGGCAACGTAGTAGTTACCTTCTATATCTTTATCAACAAGAAAGCCCATAGCTTCCTGTATACACTCCAGCATGTGGACATCTTCCATACTGTCACCTTCACAAGCATCATTCCACTTAATATACACAGCAGTCTTATACATCTAGCCTCACTTAAAGTATTTGTTAAGCATCTCTAACTGGTCATCATATTTAGAGATTGATTCAAGTTCCTGTTCTATGGTTTCTAATATGTCTGAATGTTCACCTACACCCACAGCATTAGCCATATAGACATTCACATTCATAACGTGCTTGGCTATATGACCTTCTGCATGAGCTATCAGAGCGTTTACTATTTCCTTGTTCATTATGTAAATATTACTAAGGCTATGGCAAAGACACCTACACAAAAACTAGAGACTGCTACGAAAAAGCACCAGTCTCCTGTTGAGTTTAAACATTTCTTCAAAGTGGTATTCCTTCTATCTGTTCTTCTTTAAATTGGGCTGGTATACACACAGCACCAAAATCCTTAATAGCCTTAGATTCCTTCATCATCTCTAAGTGCTCTACCAATGCGTTCATATCTGGACATTCGTCTTGAACGGTAGTCTTGGTGTCAAACTGACCATCTAACCCCAAGACGATTACCATTATGATTGCAACCTTCACTTAACTTGTTGAGCAATCTTTAACTCACCTTCTGATGCCATCTCGTTGTCCCATACCTGTAAGTATCCATTAATCATTTGGAAGAATACTGGTGGGACTAAAGCTAAGGCAAACAGTTGGAAGTAGCCATGACCTGTGTTTGGTGAACCTACTTCGTCTAGTTCCCAGAAGTGCGTCTCGCCTCTATCGTGATGATCTCCTTGACGCCCGATCTCGATAAAGAACCATGATGAGAAAGCAGTAGCGTTATCCCAACTATGACGATAATCAATGGGCTGACCTTTTTCTCTGTAAAGACCATAGTGTTCCAAGTAGTTAAGTGTTTCTAGTTCAAAGTTACTGATTAACCACATTACACCCAGTACAGCCATACCTGCCCAACCACCTGCAAACCAGAACAAGGCTACAGTAGGAATGGACATCAAGTAACCACGAATCCAACGATTCTCAAATGATAGGAAAGGCTTTTCCAAACGCTCTAAGCGTTGCTTCTCCATCATAAATAAGAACTTAGATTGTCCTAAGCCTGACAATGGGTAATGCTTATATAAGGTACGACCACGAGGAGATGTTGCTGGATCGTCTTGATGACCCAACTCTAGGTGGTGATTATAGACGTGTGCATAGCAGAAGTGCGCCTTACCACTTAGAGCCATCATCATTCTGGCTATAACGAAGCTAAAACCTTTGGTGTGTGCCAGCTCGTGTCCGTATATAATACCGATACCAAGAAAGATACCAGCAGACATTGTAGCTCCGATTAACTCAGTTAGTGATACTGCTCCTGCCATAAACGCATTGACTTGAAAAGCCAAAGCAATTTGTAGGCAGATAAACAAAGGCAACATAGCGTACATGGTTAAGTTTTGAAACCATGCTACCCCATTAGTTTCGCCATTTTCATCGAAACCTGCTCCTTTGGTTTGCGTCTTAACGAGTGTATCCACAATAATGGCTACACCCAGCATAAAGACACCAAGCCAAGACAATACACCTCCTTGAGCTACTCCGTAGAGTGCCAAACTAATCGAGGCTGGTGCGAGTAAGTAACGTAAGTTAATTAGTAGTTTCTTCATTTGTAATCCTTTCCTATTTATTACGCTTCACCTTTTTCATCATTTTAGATTTAGGTTTAGCATAACTCTTGTTTGTTTTATTCTTTGGTGGACGTCCCACTTTAGAACCATAAGTACCTTTACCCATTGGCATATGATCACCTCCTTAGTTGTAGTTAATTACTTTTGCTTGTACTTTTTATTCATCTTTTTTAAGGCAGATCTTTCCTCTTTAAGTCTTTCCTTCTTCTTCTCGTACACCATTCTTCTTGGTGTATGATTTATGTTATATTGCAT